TGTATCACCTTGTTTTATAAAGTCTTGTATCAGAGTAGCTTTATAGGATTTTAACGCATTTTTTATATAAATCAAACAAACCTTGTATATCATATCTTTATAAGCTCTAGCTTGCTCTTTAATGTATGGATCTTCACTATCGCTAGTGCTAACTATTTTTTCAGTTAATCTTTCTGCCCAAAATTCTGGAGAATGTCCACCATGATTACTTGTTTTTGCCTCTATAAGTCCTAATCCAGGCATACCTGATGGTGTTATTTGATTTACCATTTATTTGGTTCTGGGGGTTTTAAGTGTGAATCATGTCTGTCTATTAATACAGGTTCTTGTTTCTTTCTGACAATATCTAAGGTATCAATTCTTTCTAATTTAATACCATCTTCGCCAACCAAAATAATGTAAGGATTTTTTAGTCTATGATATCCATATAATTTTTGCTCTGCTGGCACATCTGTATCTAATAAACCTGAACTGTGTGCTACTTCTACTTGCATACCTGCTGAGATACATTTGCTTAACCAAAACTCTACACAACCTCTACCTGCCTCTGCAAAGTGTAAATTACCTTTATAACTAAAATCTACACCAAACATTTTTAAATTAGCAATCTCATTCCAGTATGCAAAAGCTACTGCGTATGCAACCGTATTGTTAAGATAATGACAGTTTGAATATTGGACAACTTCTTCCAAAGGATATTCGATTAGACCTGGACAACGATCATCTAATTCACAGGTGTATATCGGACCATCATGCTCTTGTAACATATCAGCCATACTTTTTGTTTGACCGCCTGCATCTTCAGTATCTAAAAACCTAGATGCTGGATCCATCATAAAAACCCTGTCGTGGTAAATTACTGATGCCACACCATTTATAGCCCAAACCTCATCAAAGTGAATACCGTGTGATTTAGCTAAATTATAATCAAACCAGCTTTTACCCATGCCGACTATAGCAACTGATTTGCCCTTAAGACTTTCTATTTGTTTCATTTATTTTAAGATACCGTTGTCCTC